GAGGCAGATATTTATGACCCAAAGGAGTTTAGTTAACCTAACTAGGTTTAGTGTGTGTTGAGCTTAGCTCAGGTACCACCACCCTTCTTCTTATGAGGGTGTAACTTACCGTGGATACGCTTCTTACGTTTAGCAGGCTTTTCTTTGTCTTCATCTACAGAAGGGTCTATCCCATCCCAGCCAGCCGCGTCACCCGCAGCAAGACTGCCTTGACCGTACACCTCTTCATCCATTTTCTTAGGGTCTAGGTATCCCCCATCTGGTTCTGCACACATCTTGGCTAGGTCGTATAGATTCATATCTTGGAGATGACCGTCTTTAGTTTTCTTTCTCTTAACCATGCCTCCTGCAAGCCACGCCCTGTCTTTGCTTTTAAGTTTCCAGGCGTTATTGAAGTTTAGTCCGAACGCCCCTGTAGGAGCGCCCTGAATGACGCGGTCCTCTTCTAGGGTGGATTTACCTAGTTGAGATACTTTCCCTCTAGGAATAGCGTTTACACGGCTCTCCGTCTTACGTGCTTTATCAAGCGCGATAGCGATAGCTTGCTTATGCGGAAACTTCTCCCCCTTCAACTTCTTAATATTTGAAGAAACTGCTTTGTCGGAAGAACCAGACTTTAAAGGCATTATAGTTTTTCGGCAGCCTTCATACGTTGGCTCATTTCTGACCCGGAGTCATTAGCGACTGTTGAAGCAGTACCTCTTTTAATAGGCTTTCCTGCTTCCGCGCGTGCGCGCGCCTGACGTACTGGTTTAGGCGTAGACGATTCGGTCTTTCCATCGTCTCCTGTTGGACGAAGTTTACTTCTCCAGTCCGCGCGTTTCTTAGCAATTGCATCTTGGTCATCTTGAGACATAGTTTTATCTGCTAATTTTTGGGATTGAGGACCTACACTCTCGTTCTTAGCTTTTCTTTTCTTAGCCATCTTCTTGAAAGTTTTGGCTAGAGCTTTTGCACGACCCGTACAACCTTTCTTGGTGATAGGGGTACACTTACCTTCTGTACCGCGACGCTCGATATCTTTCTCTGCATCACCAATCCAATCATCAGTAGCCTCAGCTGTTAGGTCATATGGACCTCCTACTTGTACCGACTTTGGAGTCGCACGTTTAGGGGAATTGGTAGTAGAAAGGGATGCTTGAGGTTCACGATTTGACGCAAGGTCTCTTGGGTCTGGAACTTCATCCTCTTTTAACTTCTTGCGACGAGCAGCCTCTTTGGCTGCAGCTGCAGTGCCACCTTTGATTCCTAGTTTAGCATAACCTTTTACTTTGTTTTCGAACAATCTATCTGTAACCATAGGGTATACCTTAGGCTCAGCGGGATACACCATTCGTGCTTCTGTGAGTTTTCCTACTTTCTTCATACTTTATATACTACGACACTGACAAGTAACATATATAATTATGTAAACTTAATTATGGCACCAATCCCAGCACCTTCTCCTACTACTTTAACCGGCTACTCAGCACCGAACGCGGCTGCTGGCGGTGGTAATCAATTCCAAGCCAGTGGTTCTTGTTCAGGAACTGCTTGGACCCACACCCAAGACCTTACTATTTTCTATGAAATAGTATCCATACCACAGAATGCAGGTACTTGGCTTCCATCAACCACGAATGTAAGCGCTTTAAGACTTACAGTTATGGGAAACGGAGAAGACTCTTTAGCCTTCTTCGCAACCAGTTCAGTATCCGGTGCAAGTGGATGTTCTACTGCTGCTGATGCAAGGCAGGCACACGTGCTCACTTTATCATCTACTACCGCGGCTGCGGGCATGGGTACCGCTGGCGCAATCTACACCTTGTCTGGTGGTTACGAAAGACGGTGGTCACAGACGGGGGACGCTAACCTACAAGATAGTCGTATGTATGTTAACGGATTGTTTCCGATTGATGGGCTTCCTACAGGATGGCAAGTTGACGCCACTTTATCCAATAACGTTGCACGTCAAATTATTTCGCGAGTATGTAACGGAGGTATACGCTACCAAAACGACGGAGTATCACCTCCTGTCACAGCAGGAAATTGGGATTTAATGTACTTCAGTTTGATGGACGTCTAACCTAACAAGACAATATAAAAAACCCAGGAGGCTTTCACTTCCTGGGTTTAGTCTTTTTACGGGGACCACCCCAAAGAACAAATATATATTTAACCGAATAACATAACAGATTCAGCTTCCTTTGCCTTTGGAACAGTTACACTGAGTAACCCATCCGCAAAAGACACTTTAGCTTTCTTTGTATCATATTGCTCATCAACTTTTATAGAGAAATCTACATCTTTACCACTAATTCCGTGGTGGAGAAGCATGTGAGCTTTTAGAGATTCTTGTTTGGCTGCTCGGATAGTAAACGAATTTACCCCTCCAATAACCTTAACCTCTTTTTCCTTGTACCCCGCAAGAGCAAACTCAAAGTGTAGAGAGTTTTGGTCTTCCGACAGGTAGCAGTTGCTAACTGGGTATTTTGGTAATCTGCAAGTATCTTTTACTTGCTGTGGGTGTAAATGGGAATTCGGTTCGAAATCCCCTTGTAGCTCGCTGAAGAGCTTATCAAAATGTGTAAAGTAATGATTCATAATTTTTATTCCTCCTTTCGGCAGGTTTTAGAAGACTAATTATTTTATTTGTTACGTCCTCTGTTTTATGGAGGGTTTTATCCACCCCATCGATTTCGACAATCAGAGAGTACCCTGATTTGCCAAGTGTAGCCTTATATAGGCGTGTACAATCTCGCATTAATTTTGCATAGCGAGCTGTGCCCTGTTTAGCTTTCTCCTTTATTATAGTCTGGTATGGAGCCATTTGAAGATAAACTTTCTGTGATTGTATAGTATGCACTATCTGACCCTCCGTGAAGTTCCTCAAGTTTCCATGACGGACTTTGCTAGAATCTATTCCCTTGGGGCTAGATATTAAGAGACAGGTAATTAAAAGTAGTTTATGAATCATATTAAAAAAAATGCTAGGGTCGCGTTATTGGGAGAAAATTATTTCCCTCCCATGAATAATTCACACATCTCTAACGCAAGAGGTGTGGGGCTGGAACGAGTTATGAGGGCTATTCTCTTACATCAACCAGCCGTTATTTATATATGCCCCACCAAAGGGGTGAATATTAACTTGCTTCCTTTGATTATGTTGAACGAGATACCATTTCGACTGGTTTTTCCTTCAAAATCTTTTTTCACTACCCTTAATGAAGATGAGAAATGTATTTTAGATATGGCTTGTAGCCATGCAGATAAAGTTATTATCCTATCGGAACATAAATGTGACCCTCTAAGATGGTCCCAGGATTGGTTTACTGCGAGCAAGAAAGTTGTGGAGAATTCTGATTGGGTGTTAATAGCTTCCAATACCGAAGACGTCACAGAAAGTTTCTCAAGCTTGCTTGCCAAATTTGAAGGGAATCCTAAGCCTGTTCTGGCAGTTGACTTTGGGCGGGAAGCTCAATATCAATAAGCTTAGACCCGTGCTTCTGGATGAACGCCTTTCGATTCACATCCCAATCCTCGTTCAACGCACCATCACCTTGTGAGTAGTGTAGGATAGGGATAGGAATTACTTTATTTTTTCGTCCTTTAGCTTGAGCTTGGTACGTGTAATAGATATCATAAAAATCCCATTTACCAACAAAGTCTTCAGGCATCTTAGTACTAATGTTGTGGAGGGTAGCTCCTGTCGTTACTAAAAATAGACCGTCTAATACCTCTACTTCCCCGAACCCTCCGTAATAAGTAGGAAAGCAACTATCTGTGCTGGAGCCATGAAACACCATACCTTGTAGAAACGAGTCTGGATGTGGATACTCACGCCCGAGACCGTGCCACCAACAGGCAGTCTTATTCAGCCTTTTAGGTCCAGCGATTCCTAAGAACCCAGTTTTATCTGTCATGTTGTCATCAATAACTTTATTAAAGATTTCAGTAGAAGCTAAAACTTCAATATCATCATGGCACATGATAACTTTATCTTTTGCCATTAAATCATATTTTTTAATTGCATAAGTATATGCGTCAAAAATAGAATCTTTTATGATATAATAAACTTCCCACCCTGCCTTTTCTAAAAAGGTTTTAATGGGTCTGTCCTTCTCTTCACGAGTAGGGATAAATGCAACTTTCCTCATGCTATATAATAGTGCTAATATATGAATCCTGACGAGCTAAAATCCGAAATTCAAAAGTGTCGTGAAGACGCCTCGTATTTTATTAAAAACTACGTATACATCACTCATCCCGTGCGCGGGCGCGTGAAGTTCGACCTGTACAGATTTCAGGAAAGGATTATTAATGAGTTCGGGCAACACCGTTTTAACCTCATGAGAAAGTTCCGTCAGGCTGGAGCTACCACCATCTGTGCAGCTTATGCACTTTGGTATATTATCTTTAACAAAGACAAGAACGTTATGGTTGTTTCTATTGGTGACCGGGAGTCTAGAGACTTCTTGGACCGGGCTGTTAGCATGTACGATGATTTGCCTGCATGGCTAAAGCCTCAAGAAGTTGAAAGGAACAAGCACGTTATCAAACTTTCTACTGGAAGTAAGATTAAGTCTCAACCTGCGGGCGCAGGTCGCGGAGAATCAGTCTCTTTACTGATTGTTGACGAAGCAGCGTTCATTGATAAGATGACAGAGTTCTGGATGGCAATCTATCCTACCATTTCAACAGGTGGTTCCGCATTTATCCTTTCTACCGTAAACGGCATGGCAAACCTGTACTATGAGTTATACCATGATGCGGAGTTAGGGAAAAACAATTTCCATACCATCAACATTCATTGGAGAGAGCATCCTGAGTACACAGAGGAATGGGCTGAGGAGACTAGAAGTAACGTGGGAGAGAGAGCCTGGTTGCAAGAGTACGAAGGAGAGTTCTTGGGAACAGGTGAAACCTTTATTGACGGGGGTACCCTTCAAAAGGTTAAAGTGCAAACTTCGGAAGACTTCTATAAAAAGCACTACAATATGATGAGAGTGTGGGAAGAACCACAGCCGTACCACACTTACTTAATAGCAGCGGACTCCTCATTTGGACGAGACCGTGATTACTCAGCCTTCCATATCATCAACCTTTATAACGGTACGCAGGTAGCTGAGTTTTACAGTAATCGTATAGGTCTAAACGACTTCGCTAAAGTTATTGCCGAAGAAGGGCTTAAGTATAACATGGCTTATGTGTGCCCTGAAAGAAATGGGCTCGGTCTTGCCCTTATCGAACAACTGTTTGAGGTTCACGAATACGAAAATATGTGGACAGACCATAAAGGAGAGATGGGATATCTTGTGAACAACAAGAACAGAGACCAAATTTTAAATAATTTACAAGAAAATTTGAAAACTTCTAAAATAAAAGTTAATTCAGAGAGAAGTTTTAAAGAGCTAACTACTTTTATAATAAGTAAGACTGGTAAAATCCAAGCAGAAGATGGGTTTGCCGATGATTTGGTTATGAGTATGGCTATTGGTGCTACCGTAATGGGTGACATCGTCTCGAAAAGCCCCATCTCAATTACAAAAGGAGAAATGGTGGAGCCTGGAACAAAAGATTTAGGTTCTGCCGGGTTCTCAAGGGGTACATATAATAAGGACCAAGAACTACAAGACTATAGAAAATGGATTTAAACGATAACAACAACAAAGATGACCGTCTAGATGAGAATCTAGATGAGAATGCCGGTTATACCGCATTCCCGGGCTCTAACACATTTGGACAGGGAAACCCTCTGTCTGGAAGATTTGCAGCATTTTTTAAATCTTTTTTTACTACAAAAAGAAAACCGGGTAGACCTCCTACCCAAGACCCTTACAGAGGGGACGTAGTAAAGAATGCGGACGGAGAGCCGGATGGAGGAGCCATTCAAGGTTCCGTTAACGTGGTTAAGGGGGCAACCTCCCTACCGCAGGTGGAATACGAACGTCGGCGCAGATACCAAGATTATGAAAAGATGGATGAGTATCCAGAAATCGGTGCTGCGTTGGATATTTACGCAGATGACGCAACCCAGACTCATCTCGATGGTGAAATGCTTTCTGTTGAGACAGAGGACGAGAGAGTTAAAGAGGCGGTAGAACAATTTGTAGCGGAAACCAACCTGGATAAATTCCTTTGGGACATTATTCGCAACACATGTAAGTATGGTGACTGTTTTGTCGAAAATATCGTAGATATGAATAACCCAGATGCAGGTATCCAACGTCTTAAGATTCTAAATCCGGTATTTATTTTCCGTCGCGAAGATAGATTTGGGTACCTCAAAGGTTTTATTCAAGAGGTTCCTCAAAGCACAGCTGCTGCACAACAGTACGGTCAAGGAGCCAAGTTAGATAAGAAAAATACTATCCAGCTTGACAGAAACCAGCTCGTCCATTTTAGACTCCATACTTCCGATTCTAATTATTATCCTTATGGGAAGTCTATCTGTGCTCCGGGGGTACGTTCTTGGAAGTCGTTACGTATGATGGAAGACGCGATGCTTATCTACCGCTTACACAGAGCACCAGAACGCCGTATTTTCTATATTGATACAGGTAACCTCCCCCAAACTAAGGTGGAGATGTTTATGGAGCGTATTAAGGCTAAATTTAAGAAAGAGAAGTTCTTCAACAACGATAGCGGCAACGCCGACGAAAGATTTAACCCATTGTCTGCAGAAGAGGATTTCTTCGTACCAATGAAAAATGGTCAAGGCACTAAAATTGAAACTCTTCCGGGTGCACAGAACCTAGGTGAGATTGACGACGTACGTTACTTCCGTGATAAGGTATTGGCTTCTATGAAGATTCCTAAAGACTTTATCGTGGAAAAGGATAAGTCCCCAGAACGTAAAGCCAACCTGTCTCAGCTCGATGCTAAATTTGCTAAAGCCGTCATGCGCGTACAGCGCGATGCGGAAGTATGTTTAGAGACCTTAATCAAGCGTCATTTGGAGCTACGCAAGTTCCCTAAATCTTTAATTAACCCAATCAAGATTAAACTAGCCCCACCTTCCGACCTCAGTGAGAAGAGAAAGTTAGAATTAGCAGAACAGAAGACCCGAGTCGTACAGGCTGTGAAGGGTTTGATGTTATTCTCAGATGAGTATCTTTATAAAAACTTCTACAAAATGAATGACATGGAAATAGAAGAGGTTAAAAACCAATTAGAGGCACAACAAGCTGCGCAAGCACCTCCTCCTGGACAAGAAGGAGCACCTGGAGCGCCCGGCGCTGCCGGTCCGCCCCCTGAAGGAGGAGCCCCTCAACCAGAACCTGGTGAATAAAACCTACAAGAGTACCGTTTACAACTCTATATAAAATAAGAACTATGAATTTAAAAAATCTATTTGTTTCCCGTGATAAGAATTATGCACGAATTACCGAGGCAGGTGACTATTTGGGTCGCCGCCTAAGAGAAAACCTCGTTATTTTTGATATCGATGATTCTAAGAATACTGTTACGTATGTAACCGAAAGCAGTCACTTAGTTTCTTGTACTTACAAAGAGGTGAAGGGTCGCTTAACTTTGGAGAACTTCCACGTTGAGGACTTGGATGCTATAACTTCCGACCAAGCGATTGATAATCGCGTAGAGGAGGACGTTCATAAGTTTATGGAGTCTCTCGTAGGCGACCGTTATGATGTCGCAGAAGTTAACTTTGACAGTATCGTTGAATCTTTCTCTATGAGAGCACAAATCGGAAATAGCCGTAAGAAGCTTTCTAAGAGGCTTGATAGATTTAATGAGTCATACAATATCTTTGAAACCAAAGCGTACAAGAAATTTAACGAAGCACTTCCGCTTCTTAAAAAATTCTTAGAAGAGAATGTTGATACTCTTTCTTCTAACGCTAAATTGGTCGAAGGGCTTCGTCTCTCTAAAGTAGTAGGTGATACCTACGACCTACCGAAACTTGATATTAAGAATCTTCAAGAGGAGTTCGTTGTTGTACCTTCTAACTCTAAAAGAACACTTTACGAAATGGTATGTGACAAAGAATTGGTCCGCAAGGAGTTGATGGAAGCTAAAGAGTCTTTTTCTAAGATGTGGCACAACAACGACTCTATAGCTACTCTAGCTTCAAAAATCTATGCTACAGATACGGTAATTAAGAGTTCTTTGCAGGAGGCTGTAGCAGCTGTACCTTACTTAGCACTCTCAAACAAAGTAGATTTAACCAGTGTTATGGATGCTACGTTTCAAGTAAGCAACCCGGGTACAGTACCCCAAAAAGATATTCGTGAGTTTGTTAACAAAATCTATGAATTTAAAAAGCCTGTAAAGACTGTTGTTCTTGAAGCTTTAAATTCTAAGTACGGAGTAAACGTACAAAGCCTTCGCTTTGTGCCTTCTTTTAAGGGGCTGGCAGAAGTGCAGTCCGAAGTTTTAGGTATGATTGCAGAGAGCTGCGAGGAAGGTATTCTTGCAGACGTTCTTAATGAGTTTGCAGTCTGCATGTCCCGTAAAGGTGGAGTTCAGGTTTTAGATATCTCAAATACTCTTTCTAAAGTTATGTCTGAATCCAATTTCCACATTGTTGACATTGACGAAGACTTCCACATGAAGAAGCTTTCAGACTACCTAACTCACAATCTAGGTGAGGCTCAATACTACGGAGATGATGACGCTATGTCTAACTCT